CTGGGGGAGATTCAATGGGTGATTGGTACATTGCCAATCGTTCTTGCGAGCTGCAAGACAGCTTACATGTATGCAAACACAATGTTGCGTTGTATGTTTACACCCAAAGTTTGATTTTTGTTGTTAAGCAAACAAAAGAGGGACGATCTCAGGCAGTATTTTGGTGACTGCATAATGTCCTATTCTTTTAACCCCATTCCAAACTTGTGAAAGTAGGGTGCCACCAGTATGCTTTATCTGGTGGGCTTGAGCTGCTTCCTTCAAACGATGAAAAGTCTGTGCAGACTTTGCTTCAAGGAAAGAGATGCATTGACCTAAAACTCTTGAAAAACAGGTCAAAACGCAGTCAAATCCAGTTGTCGAAAACTCAGGATAGACTGCGCGGTTAATGTCACGCCCAAAACGGAAAATTTTGGTTTTGAACTTGAAAGAAATGTTGGTTGTTGCAGGTATACCTGTTGTGATAACAATGATATAACCACCATAAGTTGGATTTACCCATCCAATGTCTGCATCACCGGCTACCCGGTTATTGATGGACATGGATCGTGGCGGTCTCACGATTATTGGCATACCTTTGTCTGTCAGCATTGAAGCATCAAAGGTTTTAGCACCAGGCAATTGCTCAACTTGTCCAAAATCTAAGCCATCATTGCTATCTACCCAAGCAATGGCAATACGCCCTTTTCTATCTGCTGATGCTTCTGAATTGGCATACAATTTTAATCGCATGCCAGTACAGACTGCTGTAGAGACATTACGAATGGCTTCCCTAACAAAGGGAGTCTTAGGACATGAAGACTGGGTGTTGACAGTTGCACCAGTTGCTACCGGTACTGTAGTTGCAGCATAAGTTCCACCAGTGACTAAGATATCATGTTCGTCCTTAAACCCGGTAATTGAGTTACGAACAACTAAAGCCCCTGTAGAGGTTCCACAAGTCATTGAAAAGAGAGTTTTGTTCAACTCTTCTAGTCCACCTGTGGGGCGGATGCTGTTGCCACCACCTGACCAGTTTTCTAAATATGCTGGCATATAAACAGTCCCGTTTTCAAAAGCCTTCTCTGGATGAAAGGTCTGATTACAGTAAGCAATTCCAGCAGGCGATGCCATACCATACTTACGGTCCATCTTTTTGGTTCCTCCATATGAGAATCCCCCACCGCGACCCGGTTTGTCATCAAGTATTGGCATTGCCACTTGATGAGAGGAATTGTAGGATTTCTCCTTGCGTCTGCGTTCGCGTTGTGCTTTTGATTGTCGGTTTCTATTTCCATTTCTTGACATAGTTTTAAATATGAATCTGACTCGATAGATTCAATCTTGCGCCTATATAAAATAATATATATATTGGTAAACGGTTAAAATAATAAATTCACAGGATACAAGAGGGCGTCCTAAAAGTGCACGCCCATAACTCCGGGAATCATAACCCGGTAGATTAACGTCATTTCGGACGTAATGCTTAATCTTATGGATTAAGCAAAGGGGAATAATCCCTACTCGGAGTGAATTTTCCAACAATCATTGGAACATTTCCCACGCAAAAACGCTTTGCAATGTATTAATTCATGCCTGAATTTACACTTTTTGCGTTTGCATTCTCCTTTCAGATAGGCATTGCAATATTTAGGTCGTATTTTGTGGATCTGACCACAAATATCAACTTTGCATTTGCCTTTCTGAAATTTATCGCAATAATCATAATAAAGTCCGTCTTCTTTTGTAAGTACGACTTTTTCCTTCGAGAATAAGGTTAGATCATTTTTGGTCGACACAACTACTGTGTCATTATGGATACTAGGTGCAAATATAGGAATTGAAAGTTCTTCCTGATAAATGAGTGGCACGTCCATAAGATGTTTACGATAAAGGGCTGTTTGAAATATCTCTTCCTCCCAGTTCAGTGAGAACTCGGCCTTCAATTTGGCGGATATAACTTCATGCGCCCACACGATTAAATTGGTAGTGTCAATCCCTGGTAATTGCACTGCAAGCAATTCTGCCATCCAGGGTTGGTCTCTTTGGACCCAATTTGTTTTTGTTTGTAACGCTACACGAGTGAACCAGCTGTCAATTTTTGTCTCTTCTAAGTTTTCCAAAAATTTGTAAGCAATCTGATCAGGGGTGTGCATAGCAAGACCCAAGACATTTGCTGGACTGGCATTTCTCCAATTGAACTTGTCGTCAGCGCATAAGATTTTCCTAAGAAAACCGTCTGTTAACGCAATCATTACTGTTGAAGTGAATATGCCAATCACTGGAGTTATACGATCTGTGTACCAAATGCTTAAAGCTTTTTGCTGCATTTTCACAAACGGTTTATCGCTCGCCATCTGTTTATTAGATGTCATATGTATTTTCAAAAGGGCTCTTTTGATATTTGTACATGATGCAGTCTCCCCATAAAATACTAGGGGTGAAAACATTCGAGCTAGAAACTCCACTGGTTTATCTGTGTCGGCAAGTACTATTTCTTCTTTGCCTTCATGACCCGCAAATAAGCAGGCTCGTTTAAAAGTCTCGACAGGATTACCGACAAGACCATCGTCGCCAGCACATAGCACATCATATTGTAGTTTATTATACGATTGTGCAACTGACATACCAGACAACCGGAAAGAAATGTATTGGACAAGTCCTTGTTCCAAACTATTTCCCCCAGATGTCCATAGGTTACCACTCCCTTTTGCGAAGCCTTGATTATAAGACAAACCTGAGTTTGTTATAATTAGCCTGTCCCACCCTTGTGACCAACCCAAAATTAGGTCATCTCTGTGTTTCGGGGCGTACAGACTCAGGAAGAGTTTACGCTGAAACATTCGCATGTAGCAATTAGTGTGACCATCTTGTCTGACTAAGTCAGTGAGGTCCACACCTAATTTATGGTACAGTTTTTGTGTGACAGCACATGTAATTTC